AGCTACTTCGGTGCCTGCTCATACAATTGGTTCATTTACTGTACCATTTAGAGGCAGACAAATTAAAGTAGCGGGTGATAGAACATATGAAGACTGGTCAGTTACAGTATTCAATGATACATCATTCAAATTAAGAAACGCTTTTGAAAGGTGGCAAAATGGTATCAACAATCATACAGACGGAGAGGGTTTAACTAATCCTGCTGATTATCAAGTTGACGCTTTTGTTGACCAATTAGATAGAAACGGTAGTGTTTTAAAATCATATACTCTTAGAGGAGTTTATCCTGTAAGTGTAGCAGCTATGGATTTAGCATATGATTCTAACGATTCTATTCAAGAATTTGGAGTGTCCTTTGCTTATCAATACTTTGAAAGTAATACAACCACTTAAAATGGTCGTATAAATATTGATACAAGATAGGAGTTAAATTATGGCTGAATTATTTGGGTTTCAGATTACTAAAGTAAAGAAGACTGAGGACCCGAAACAAAACTTTACAACCTCGCCAGCGGATGACGGAACCCAGGTCGTTGCTGGCGGAGGTTATTTTGGTCAGTACCTTGATATTGAAGGTACTGCCAAATCTGAGGCGGATTTAATCCGTAGATACAGAGAAATCTCTTTACATCCCGAGTGTGATATGGCAATTGAGGATGTTATCAACGAAGCTATTGTCGCTAATGAAAATAAAGACCCTGTTAGAGTAAATACTGATAGTGTTCCTTATGGCGATGATATCAAAAGAAAAATAGAATCTGAATTTAGAACTGTGTTAAAACTTATGAACTTTAACACAAAGGGTCATGACATTTTTAGAAGATGGTATGTAGATGGTAGAATTGCATATCAAATAATTATAGACCGTAATTCTCCTGTATCAGGTGTTACAGAATTACGATACTTAGACCCTAGAAAGATTAAAAAAATTAGAGAAGTAAGAAAGAAAAGACCTGATGGCAATCAAGGTAAAGCCTCATTAACAATGGTTGATGAATATGTAGAGTATTATCTTTACAATGAAAAAGGCGTTTCAGGTCAAACAACTGGTGGCGGTATTAAAATCGCACCCGATACAATCGCATTTTGCAGCTCAGGATTAATTGACCAATCAAAAAATATAATATTATCTCATTTGCATAAGGCAATTAAACCTGTAAATCAATTAAGGATGATTGAAGACGCTGTTGTTATATACAGAATTGCTAGAGCACCTGAAAGAAGAATATTTAAGATTGATGTAGGTAATTTACCTAAGGTAAAAGCTGAACAATACTTACGAGATGTTATGGCAAGATATAGAAACAAACTTGTTTATGACGCTTCAACAGGTGAAATCAGAGATGATAGAAACTATATGTCAATGTTAGAAGACTTTTGGTTACCAAGTAGAGAAGGTGGTAGAGGAACAGACATATCTACACTACCTGGCGGAAGTAATTTAGGTGAAGTAGCTGATATAGAATATTTCCAAAAGAAACTATATCGTTCATTGAATGTACCTGTAAGTAGATTAGAATCACAACAAGGTTTTAGTTTAGGTCGTTCAAGTGAAATTACTAGAGATGAACTTAAATTTACTAAATTTGTCCAAAGATTAAGAAAGAAATTTACTGAGTTATTTAATGACTTATTAAAAACACAATTAGTATTAAAGAAAGTTATTGCTGAGGAAGACTGGAGTAAAATTCACAATAACATAAACTATGACTTTCTCCAAGATGGTCATTTTGCTGAATTAAAGCAAACTGAAATGATGAGAGAAAGACTACAAATGGTGCAAGAAATTAGTCAATATATTGGTAAGTTTTATAGTGTAGATTATGTTAGAAAAAATGTGTTGAAACAAAGCGAAGGCGAAATCGCTGAGATGGACGCACAAATTAAGAAAGAAATTAAACAAGGTATCATTCAAGACCCTATGGCTCAGATGGATGATACACCATTGGAGGATGACTTAGAATGAGTGAACAAATAAAATCGTTTATTGATAATCTATCAACAGGTAATAACAATGAAGCTGGTGAAGATTTTAAAAATGCTTTAAGAGGTAAAGTAGGCGACGCTTTAGACGCTGAGAGAAAAAAAATGGCGGCTAATATGTTTAATACAGCAGAGGCAATACCTAGTGAGGCAGAACCTTACAGCGACCCTAAACCTGAAATAGCAGAACCTGGTTCTTTTGATAGAGAAGGTAATGTTATTGATAGTAAAGATGGTCAAGCAGAAATAGATTTATCAGCAGATGAAACTAAGTAATATTATTGAAGATTATAATATTCATGATTCTGTGGCATTTAAGTCTTTGTCGCCCTTAATGAAAGAGGCGGCTACTGACTTGTTTATGATGTTAGATGATGAACAATGTGCTTATGAGGAACTTGATAAAGATTTTACAGACAGTATAGAAAAATGCGTTCTATCAGTTTGTGAAAAACATAAAATAGAAAAAGAAAAGCTTTTAGATTATATAGAACTTGAAGTAAGAGAGCAATTAAAACAAATAGAGGTGTAAAGGAACTATGGCAGTTACAACAAAAATATTATCTGATACAAAACACCATGCCAAAGTATTACTCACCTGGAATGCTGATTCAGCTGCGACAGCGGCTGCCGTTGACGCTTCAGGTTTGAGCGACCACAGCAATGGTGCTAAATTACATATAACAAATATTGTTTATGGTGTAGGTATAGGAGAGGTACTTTTAGAATTTAAAGGCGCTTCATCTGATGTTACCGCTATAAACTTATGTGGTTCAGGCCACTACTATGGTGCTGTAATTAAAAATACAGCAACAAATACAACAGCAACAGGTGGAGATATTAAAGCAACAACAACAAATTCATCATCTGGTTTTGCTTTATTAACAATGCAAAAAGAAGGATTTGGTGAGGCAACGGAGAGTTTCTAGATGGCTGATACAGTAACTACACAAACTATATCTGATACATCTGGCGTTAAGTTTGTTGCCAAACTAACAAACTTTTCAGACGGAACAGGAGAGACCTTGGTCACTAAGGTTGACGCTTCGGCTACAACCTTTATGACTGAGGATGGGAATAGACTTATATCTAAAGTTTATTATTCAATTAATACTTCTGATAGTAAGTCTGGTGTTGAGTTAATTTGGGATGGTGCTACTAATGCAACAGCGATGTTCTTATCTGGTCAAGGTTATTTTGACTTTAGAACAGATGGTAATACCATACCAAATAACGCAACAACACCAACAGGAGATGTACTATTATCAACAAAAAACTTTGCTAACGGCGATAATTATACAATTATTGTAGAGTTTAGGTAAAAAATTGTATAAATAGTATATACCAAAAAGAGAGAGATGTAATATGAAATTAATTTCAGAAGAAGTTTGTTCAGCAGAATACCTTGTTGAAGAAAAAAACGGAAAGAAAAATTACACAATTAAAGGTGTCTTTTTACAGTCTAATATAAAAAATAGAAATGGTCGTGTATATCCGAAAGATATTTTAATGACCGAAGTAAAAAGATATAACTCAGAATTTATCAATAAAAATCGTGCATTTGGTGAGTTAGGACATCCTGACGGACCTACTGTAAATCTAGAAAGAGTTTCCCATATGATTAAGAAACTTTATCCAGATGGTGATAACTTTATTGGTGAAGCTAAAATCATGGACACGCCTTATGGTAAGATTGTAAAAGGTCTTATTGATGAAGGTGCTCAATTGGGAGTATCATCAAGGGGCATGGGTTCCATTGAACAACGCAACGGCGCTAGTTATGTAAAGAATGACTTTATGTTAGCAACCGCCGCTGATATTGTGGCAGACCCTTCTGCTCCTCAAGCTTTCGTAGAAGGCATTATGGAAGGAAAAGAATGGGTATGGGACAACGGTGTTCTTGTTGAACAAGACATTGAGGCGTGGAAAATGGAGATGATTAAAACTAAACAAAAAGCTTTAGAAGAAAAAAAGATAAAGATTTTTGGAGAGTTTATTAGAAAACTATAATTTTATAAATATTATCTAAACCTGATAAAGGTTTTTATAAGCTTATAAAGACAAGAGGAGATTTTCAATGGCAGAATCAGAAAACAGACCTGAAACAGTAGAAGAAGCAGCTGCTAATCCAATGGCAGACGCTCCTAAAAAGAATGCTGTACCTGCTGAACCATCTCATATCGCCAGCATGAATGACGCTGAAGATTTAGGTTCACCTGTGGTTAAACCAACAGACAGCAATCCAGATTCTACTAAGAAGGTTAAACAAGTCGTAGACGCCGTTTCAAAATCTGCACAAGTAGGCTCAGAGCCATCACACTTGAAAGCAGGTTACGAAGGCAAACACGAAGAAGTTGAAGATTCAGAAGATAAAGAAGTCGTTGAAGCTAAAGACAAGGAAGAAGTAAAAGACAAAGATGTTGAAGAAGGCATGAAAAAGAAAAAACATTCTATGAAAGCTGGATATCATGAAGACATTGATGTTAAGGAAGATGTTGAAGCTTTAGTTGGCGATTCTGATTTATCAGAAGAATTTAAACAAAAAGCTGCTACAATCTTTGAAGCTGCAATCAAATCAAAAGTGAAAGCAGAATCAGAAAGATTACAAGCAGAATATTCTAAGAAATTTGATGAAGAAATTGAAAAATCTAAATCTGAATTAACTGAAAAGGTAGATTCATATCTGTCTTATGTAGTTGAAGAATGGATGAAAGAGAACACTCTAGCAATAGAGAGAGGCATTAAAGGAGAAATTGCCGAAGACTTTATCGGTGGTCTTAAAAAATTATTTGAAGACCATTACATTGATGTACCAGATGAAAAGTATGATGTTCTTGAAGACCAAGCTTCTAAGATAGA